TCTCCTCCAACGTCATCTCTAGCAGCCGTTAAGATACCAGTAGTAGGCCATGTTGTAACTCTGTTACTTCCGTCCTCTAGCTTACTTCTTACATCAAAGCAGTAAACAATCTTAGCGGTTACAGGGAAGATTAAAAGATAAAAAGCATTCTCTACGCTGTATACAGATTTAATGTTACCTGTTTCAAGAGTAGTGTTATAAACAAGTTCATCTCTAATGCTCCTAGAGACATCTCCAATAGGGTTAGATTTCTCTTGTATAACTCTACCTAAACTACGGACACCAGAGCTAGATAAGAAAAACAAGTCTGAGCCTGTAGACTGTACGCTGTCTCTAGCTACACAGCCTATGTTTGTAATAGTGTCCTGTAGCGTCATATTAGAAGGTGAGGAAGCACCGGAGTACAGTAGTATGCTACGCTTACCAAAGATAACCAATAGGTCATTAAACTCTGCTAGTGCAGTAATCTCATCATGTCCTGTAGGCCATACAGATGTAACGTCTAAGCTACCTGTGCTGCCCCCTGTCCACGCATGACCATTAAGACTATCAGACCAATAGACAGTATGTTTATTGTTTACAACGTCAGCAGCCCAAATCCTACCAAAAGCCGCTAGAGCTTCATTAGCCTCTGGTGGTGTACCTGTAGCATGACTGTGGTCACTCATAGCTGCTAGTACACCGGAGCCAGACTCATCTGTATATATCAGAGGCTCATGCGCTGACTGCCAAAAGTACGCATGGTTAGCAAAGTTTATAATCTTCCAATTGTTAGCTGATACTGTATAGCCACTTGGAGTTATGTCTGTAAGGCTAGAGGTGCCTGTAAATATCTTATTGTTACCAGTAGAGAACACTACAGTTGTGCCACTGTAATCTACATACTGGAATAGGTTCTCTACGCCAACACTAGACCCTAAAGGAGTAGCACTGCTAGTTAAAAGATTGATACCTTTTCTAGCACCTATGCGCCCAAAGCTGTCAATGACTGCATTCTCTGCTATAGAAGCATAAGAAGCATCCTGACCTACAGGAGCATCTTGAGTATTGATACCTCTAAATCCTGGAGCACCAATGTATATGTTTTCTCTTTGCTGTGCCATTATTGTACCGTGTAGATAAATTCTTCAGGGTTCTTATATGCGTCCTGTGCAATCGCATCACTAAGATGTTTGTCAGCAATAATAAAATAATCTTGTGTAGTAGTGCCGCCAGTCTCACCACGCTCTCTAGCAAGCAAAGCTACAGCGTTGTGTATAATAGCCATAGCCGGTAGTACAGTAGTGTCTGAATCAACAGCTAAATCAGGTTCTCTAGAGCACACATCAAAGCGTAGTGAGAACACACCGGATGGCTTAGGGTATACTCTTACTTTAGTATCGTCATTAGAATCTACACCACTAAACGTGTAGGAGTCTGGAGTGCCTGTGACTTCCCCTGAGATGTAGTAAGCATTGTTAAACCAGTTAGGAGACTCATAGTGCATAAAGAAGTTAGAGGTGTCGTTAATGGCACTGTATAGTTTAACACGTTCTCCTGCTCCTGTCAAGCTATATTCTGTAGTATCTGCTACTGTAGGTACAACTATAGTTTTGCGTAGGGTAGACCAAGCATGTGAGTCCTGTACTAAACTCTTAGCGTCATTGATGTAGTCCCCTACCATTTTAGAGTAAGCTGTTTCAGTAACATCAGCTACTTCTTCTTCTCTAAGCCTTCTCAGTACACCGTTCATTAAATTTAGATACGTTGTAGCCATTAAATTATTCCTCTAAATAAACCTTGTGGTGCTTGATAACCCTGTAGAGGTAATGCACGCTCTAGTAACTCTGGTGCTTGGTATTTATTCATGTAGTCACCAAACACTAAGTCAGTTACTCCCCCGCCTCCAAACATACCACTGCCTGACCCGCTTCCAGACCCAGAACCGCTCCCAGAGCCGCTACCGCTACCAGAGCCACTACCTGAACCACTACCGCTACCAGATCCAGTGCCTGTGCCTGTACCTCCTCCAACAGCGTCTCCTTGTCCTGCATTACCTGCCCCACCACCTGAAGCAGTACCGCCACTAGCGGTTCCACCGGCACCTCCTGCACCCCCAGCAGCACCTGAACCATCTGTAGTGCCTGAAGTGCCACCAGTAGTAGCTAAAGATCCTGTACCTCCTCCCCCTGTACCACCGCCTGTAGTCCCTGTAGAGCCTGTAGACCCAGCGCCTCCTCCTGTAGTACCTGTTCCTGTACCTGTAGTTCCGGTAGTTCCAGAGGTTCCAGAGGTGCCTGTAGTGCCTGTAGTGCCTGTGGTTCCTGTACCTGTAGTACCTGAATCCCCTTGGTTTCCTGTTGAAGATAGCATACCACCACCTGTAACACCGCTGTTGTTTATTACATTAGGGTTATCAATACCAAATAACAAAGATATGTCAGTTTGGTCTTCGTTGGAAGTAGCAGATTCATCAGGTGCTGAAGAATCACTAGTATTAGGGCTTTCCCCTGAAATACCAGCTTCTGTAGACGGAGGTGCTACAACAGGGTCTACTGTTGGATCTACACTAGGGGCATCTACTGTAGTGTCATCAGTTATATCGTCAAACTCAGGAGCCTCTAAATTAGTTTCTGGAGTATCTGCGGCTCCACCACCTCCTCCAGCGTCAATACCACTTACTTCTGTTAATCTGTCAAAAACTTCTTGAGGAAGTTCTCTTTCTACCTCTGCATCAACTATTTCTACCTGTCCATAAGTACCATCAGGAAACTTTTGAACTTTTAATGCTGTGCCTTCAATTGCTCTTTCAAATAAGTTCTCCATTGAAGACCACTTATTGCCTTCCTCATCTGTAAACTCTCTTTTAATTCTATCTGTGTACTTACGGTCAGTGTCAGGAAAAATTAAATTCCCTTGAAGATCTCGCCATTCTTGGTCTGCTTGCGTCCTAAGAAAAGTCGTGTCAAAGGGTGCTTCGCCTTTTTTAGCGGCCTGCCAATCTCTATACCTTTCAGATAAGGCTTCTCTTGTTCCAAAAACTGCTTCATGTTCATCTATAAGACCTTGATGTAAAAGTTCAGTACTTAAAGTTTTGTTTGAAACAGAAGCTCTATCATACTTTTCCTGACCTATCTTATTTTTAAGAGTATCAAGGGAATCGTATACTTTCTGTAGTCTAGCTTCCTCAGCAAGCCTAGCTTCTTCAGCAAGCCTAGCTTCTTCAGCAAGTCTAGCTTCTTCTGCTAATCTTTTAGCTTCAATGTCAGCTAATCTTTTAGCTTCAGCAGCAGCAGCTAATCTTTTAGCTTCAGCTTCCTTAGCTACTCTTTCAGCCTCAGCTTTTGCAGCATCGGCTCTTTCTTGAGCTAAGTCAGCAGCAATTTTATCAGCAGCGGCTTTATCAGCTTTAGCTTTAGCATCAGCAGCCTTTTTAGCTTTAGCATCAGCAGCATCTTTAGCAGCCTTATCTGCTTTGTCTTTAGCAGCTTTAGCATCTGCTGCATCTTTAGCAGCTTTAGCATCTGCTGCATCTTTAGCAGCTTTAGCATCTGCTGCATCTTTAGCAGCTTTAGCATCTGCTGCATCTTTAGCAGCTTTAGCATCTGCTGCATCTTTAGCAGCTTTAGCATCTGCTGCATCTTTAGCAGCTTTAGCATCTGCTGCATCTTTAGCATCTGCTGCAGCCTTAGCGTCTGCAGCAGCCTTAGCGTCTGCAGCAGCCTTAGCGTCTGCAGCAGCCTTAGCATCTGCTGAATCTTGAGCAGCCTTAGCAGCAGCTATAGAAGCCGCTAAATCAATGTTGTATTGTTCTTCTTCTTCTTCTATAGTAGTACCAGCAACAGAAGCAGCAATGTTATTGATGTAAGGATTAAAGTCTGGCCCTACTCCTGTAGACCCTACTTTTGTACCTAATCCTCCAGCGGTTGAACCCGCTAGCCCCTGTTGTATAGCTATTGCTAAAGGAGAGCCGCCTACATAAAAGTCAATATTGCCGCCAGTTAATTCGCTTAGTGTTATATTAGTAGAACCGCTTCTTCCTATCATTGGGTCAATAGAGCCTAGTAAATCTCTAATTTTACCAGTTAAAGGAATAGGTATATCACCAATAGGTATTCCAGCAAACAAAGCCGCTGTAAGAGGATCTCCTCCTAGTAGCTGTGCAGTAGCGGCACTAGCTCCCATAGTTGCTGCTGTAGATGCCGCAGCACCTGATATACCTGCTTTTGCTACTAGAGCCTCTGCTGGCACCCCTAAAAAACTTCCAACAATTGTAGCTACCATAAAGTTAGAAGCTATATCCATAAATCCCGGATCTTTAGACTCAAAGGTTCTTATCTCACCAAAGCTGAAAGGATCATAGAGATAAGAAGAACCATCGGAAGTCTGTCTAACAGGTTTAACGTCATACTTATGGTAAAGTGCCTGTAACATAGGGTCACTTTGATAAGCAGTCATTAAAGCATCTTGATAGCTTAGATTTTGAGTAGCTTGTAAATAAGTTACTTGGTCTTTAAGAATGGGTTCTACAAGAGAATGAAACTGTTTTAGTTCAGAGTCTGAAGAACTTGTGTGCTCACCTAAGTTACCACCAAAATCAGATTTACTAAAAGCCTGACCACTGGCTGCAATATCGTAACCATAGTAAGAACTTAAAGCTGATGCTAGTTCTTCAGTAGAAGATAAATCTTTTACAGCAGAGTAAGCCTGTACTGTTTTATCTACAGTAGCAGAAGATCTACCAAAATCTCGTAGGTAAGCAGGGGTATTGTCTGTAATAGAGGAGTATTCATAATACGAAAGAGAAGGCCTGCCAGACCCAGCTACTGTGCCGCTAGAGTAAGCCCCTCCTTCTCCTCCAAAATCAAACTCAGTATTAAAGAAAGGTGTGACAGTAAATGCTTCATTAAACAAGTTATCGTAATAATCATCTACAGCATCTACATCGTTAATGCTTGCGTAATCAGCACCTTCTTCTAAAGATCTACGGTAGTCAGCCCAAGATGGTACGCTCATTATTTACCCCAAGTAGACAAGGTTTTAATACCAAAACTTGCAGCTATAGCACCACCTAGGAAGGCTTTGTAGTAATCAGGCATAGTAGACAATACAGTAAATCCTTGTTCAACGTAGGGAACCATAGAAGGTATAAAAGCACCTATCAATGGCAAACTTAAAACTACAGCAAACCATTCATCTTTCCATGAGGTTTGTGAGGCAGCAGCTTGTTGAGTTTCCCAATCACCGTCATTTGTAATACGGCGTAACTTGGATTCATGTACAGCTTGCTTTTCAGCAGCTTTATTTTTAAGGAAAGTACCAGCTATATTAGCTATAGGGCCAATGAGAGCTTGTAACATAATACACTCCTTAAAGATAAAGCTAGGGGGCTACCGAAGCAACCCCCAGCTAAATAGTTGTTACTTAGGAACAACCAAGGTAAGACCAGCTTCAGGACGAAGTACTTGAGTACCATACAAGGTATCTGAAGTAAACAAGTTAGCAAGGAATTCTTGCTTGTACTGAGTCTGTGAACGTACACCTACCTGCTCTGCAAGAGTCAAGGCATCACGGTGACATAGTAGAGCACCTAAGCTATCTACAGTAGAAGCACTGTTAGCAGCAGCGGTTTCAACTACAGGGCAGTTAGTGCTGACAAAGATGTCAATACCATATAGCTCACCGATCTGTCCGCCACCTACTTTGCCATTGTTAACAAAGTCAGAGCTTACATAACGGTCAATGCCCATGATTGTGTTACGTACTGAAGGAGGTACAATAAAGCTACGTCCGTCCATAGGTACGTCTTCATCGTCTAACTTCTGAATGATAGCTCTGAAGCCAGCATCAGTAAAGATGTCAGCAGGAGTTACAGTGTCAGCAGCATAGGTAGTTAAACCATTAGTTGCATCTACGAAGAACGTACCACCATTGTTTAAGTAAGTAGTACTAGAAGTACCAGCAGAACCAAGGCCAGTAGCCAAGCTGTGTAGGTCTGTGTCTACCTGAGTAGCTAGAGCATAGCCAGCGTCCTCTGTGTAGAACTGACGTAGTGAGCTAAGAGCTTGTACATCTGTAATGTCTTCAATCAAACGTGAGTATTCAAAGTGCTTGTTGATAGCAATCTGTACTTCGCCTTCAGTAGCATTCTGTACTGTTACTGCAACGCCTTCGGCTTTAGCATGTGCTGCGCCACGGACAGGCTTAGGAACGTGAATGGTATCACCTTTCTTGCCAGCCATAGACATCTTCTTGACTAGGTTTGCTAGTACAAGGTTCTTCTTGTATGCAGCAATAATCTCATCACTCCAGATTTCTGGGATGAAAGTAGCTGCGCTTGTGTTGTCAACGAACCCGCCTGGGGCTGGATATGTGGAATCAGTCATAATAAATATCTCCTAAGATATATAGTTATCTAACCCGTTTCTCTGCGTATGCTTGCAATATTTCAGGTGCAAGCTGTGCGTACCGATCAGGGTCTTTTTGCATAAGGTTAATAATGTCTGCGCGTCTATAGATCTTCTTTGCAGCTTTCTCACCACTACCACGGGGATTACCTGTGCTGGCAGCTTTAGCAGTTTGTTTACGAGCTTGTTGCTCTACTTCAGCAGTCTGTTGTACTATGTTCTGTCGCTCTTTCCAATTACTGAAAAGTTCGTCTGCGGCATCGGTGTTGTACTGTTGATCTGCTTCAACAAACAACCTAGTCCTAGTTGGAGATGCTTGAATCCATTCAGCAAACTTAGTATCCTGTAGAATAGCTTCCATCTCTGGATGCTTACTCTTTAGTTGCGCCATTGCATTGCTTTGACGATACTGGTTTGTAACAGCTTCAGCTTCCTTTATCTTAGGATGGTTCTGAATTGCTCTGTTTACAGCCTCATTAGGGTCTGTAAAGAAGTCTATTTCTTCGTCTTCTTGTTTTGGTGCTTGTTCCGGTGTGAGTTGTGTCTGGATATAAGAGTCTACAACTTTTCTCAATTCACCTACTTCAGAACTCTGACGACCTAGTAGCTTCTCAGCTTCTTGGTGCATCTGTGCTAGTTCCGATACAGACTTATTTTGATACTTATCTGGAAGCTCAGGTTCCTGTGGTTCAGGAGTTACCTGTTGTTCTTCTACTTGGGCTTCAAACTGACTTAACTGTTCTTCTACCTGTTGTTCTTCTTGCTCTTGACGCTCAACGTCTATAATCTTAGCCATTATTAACTCCGTACCTTAGTATTATGGAGAACTTTATTATAACGAAAGTACTTATGAGTATTGTTTCCGTTCATGTGCGATTTGTTGTTTCCTACGTTTAGCCCACTTGTCATGTGCATCAGGGAAGTCTCCACTGATACCTTCTAACTTAGACCTCACAGGAGATACAATACGCTTTGCGTCCAAGCCACAACTGCACCTAGAAGTTGTGACATCGGACTTTACTAAATCTTCAAACTTCTGCCCACAAGGACATCTGAAATCAAACAGCCTCATCTTCAGGCTCTCCTTCAAGAGCTTGCTGATGCGAACTATCAATCTGTGTTTCAAGATTAAAGAGTGTACCCAGGATAGCCAATTGACCTTTACGGAAGTAAAGATTATTACCATCTTCAGTAAACTCTACTGAGTTGATCTGTTCAACATTACCTCTTAAATCTGAGATTAGCTGTTTCCAGCCTTCCGATCTAAACATAGCGAAGTAATTATCAAAATATGTTTCTAACTCTTTATTCATTGTATTTTACCTTTAGTTAAAGAATACGAGATGTACTTAAAGTACCTATACATTATATCATACTTTTATGTAAATGTCAAGAGTTATTTTAATTATTTTACCAGTGAGTACATTAAGGCAAAGAAAGCTGCTGGTACTACTAACAAAGCAATGAGTATAATAACTCCTGCTTCTTTGAGTTGCCTGATCTTATCTTTCTTATTCTTAATAGCTTGGTTTATTTCTTTCTGTCTAGCAACTCTAGCGTCAGCCATAGCTTGCATAGCGTTATCCCACAGATGACCATTGCCTGATACAAGAAAAATATCCTTAACTTCAGCTAAGGTATCTGAGATTTGCTTTTGTGCAAGCTGGTGCTGTATAGCGTCAGAAGCAGACAGAGCCTGAGTATTTTTAATTTTCTGTAGATCATGCTGTGCTTCCCCTAGAGAACCAAGGAAGGAACTGATCTGCTGTATATCTGAGGTAGCTCCTGCTACTCTATTTAGTGCTGAAGTAGCAGCGTTTACCGTACTGACAATAGCTGCTAATTCAAGTACCATTAGCG